GCGGTCTTTTCTTAATTACCAATACTGCTGCCGACGATGATTTGGTTTCGTTGCAGAAGAAAGGCGAGTCATATCGCTTTGCTTCGGGCAAAAAGTTGTTCTTTGAGGCTCGCCTCAAGGTCAGCGATGCAACCCAATCTGATTTAGTAGTCGGACTGCAAATTACTGATACGACTCCGCTTGATGTTACGGATGGCGTGTTTTTCATCAAAGCTGATGGTTCCACTTCGGTGAGCCTGTTGGTTGAGAAAAACAACACGGCGACCACAACATCATCTGTAGCAACAATGGCTGATGACACTTTCATTAACCTTGGTTTCTACTACGATGGTGTGTCGCAGATTCAGTATTTTGTAGACGGTGTACTTGGTGGCGCTTCTGTAACAACCAACCTGCCTGATGATGAAGACCTTACGGTCACATTTGCTATTCAGAACGGTGAAGCCGTAGCCAAGACCATGACTGTTGATTACATCTTCGTTGCGAAGGAGCGTTAATCATGGGTCAGTTCAAACCGATGGTCAAAATGATGACTACGGAGCCTACCGTTGAGTTAAAGCTCAAAAAAGGTGGCAAAGTAGAGAAGAAGATGCAAATGGGTGGTGCTCTTGCCCCCACGGCGACACCGGCTCCGGCAGCAATGCCAGCGTCGATGCCCGCTAGTGGCGGCGCAATGCCTGGTAAGTCTCCTATGCGCCCTTCTTTAGCCGCTCGTCGTCGCATGATGCGAGCCATGCCCGCAGGTGCAGCTCCCGCTGCTCCCGTAGGTTCGGCCGCTCAAGTGATGAAAAAAGGTGGCGAAACCAAAGCCGAACACGCTAAAGAGATGAAGACCGCTAAGGAGTTCAAGGAGCATAAGTCTATGCCCGCCTCCAAGGCTCACAAAGGTCTGAAAACCGGCGGTGTTGTTAAAGGCCAAGGTGGCTATGCGACCGGTGGCGTTGTCAACGGTCAAGGTGGCTACAAAAAGGGTGGCAAAGTAGATTGCTACGCTAAAGGTGGAATCATTGGTGTTGCGGCCTCTGAAAAGGGTGCTGAGAAGTACAAGAACACCAAGATGGATACCACCCACCCGGATCACTCGCCTGCCAAAACAGGTGGTGTGAAACTTGGCAATGGCGGTGGCTACAAGAAGGGTGGTGCCGCAAAAAAGTATGCTAAGGGTGGGGCGGTAAATGACTCCGGAAAGGCAGAATCAATGCCTCAGGGTCATAAAAAACCATCTACACCCGTAAGCATCAACCAGCTCTCCGGAACCTTCAAAAAGGGTGGTGCAGTAATGACCCCCGCAGAAAAGCGTTTAACCAAGATGTTTGATAAGGAAAACGCCCCTGCAATGAAGGCTGCTAAATCTAAAGATGTAGAGATTTACAGCAAGTACGGAAAAGCAATGCGGCGCGGCGGTAAGTGCTAAACAAGGTGGGGGCTTCGGCCCCTGCTTTTTAAGGAACAACACATGAAACTACAAACCGTAAGCCAAACAGGAGCTGGCTCAAGCACTCCAATCGTAATGAATTTAAATGCCACTCCTTTCAATGTTGGATTTGGAGTGGTAAAGACCGGAACCGTAGACTTTACCGTTCAGCACAGTTTTGATGACCCTGCCGTTGGGTTTACAACTTGGTTCAATCACCCCACGGTAGCCGCTCAGATTGCTAACGCTGATGGAAACTACGCTTTCCCCGTAACGGCAATTCGTATCACCATGAACTCAGGCGCGGGAACCGTGACCTTGAAACTGATCCAAGCAGGTATTGCGTAATGGCAGGTGGCGTCGGCTTTGAAGGGGTAGCAAATTTTGCAAATACCTATCCCGGTCTAGCATCGGGAGTGGTGGCTGATGCCCACAACGGATATGGTGATGATGTTGGCGGTCAATCTGTAATTGTCCGCGGTCCTGTTACTGCGGGGCCATTCTATATCCTGATGGAAAGTTCGGGATATGTATTGCAAGAAAATAACGACAAGATTGAATTGGAGTCTTAAATGGCAGATACCAAAATCTCAGCAATGACCGCGGCAACTCTGCCGCTTACAGGTGCTGAATTAGTCCCGGTCGTTCAAAGCGGAGACAATAGGAAAACTACTGTTGCAGACATCATTGCCTACAATCGAGCCTACGGCGCATGGAGTGATAGCACCGATCAGACAGGAAACATATCTGCCGGAACAGTCATAACCTATAACACTCAAGATGTAACCGATGGCATCACACTTGTAAACAATTCTGAAATTACTGTGCCAAACACAGGTGTTTATGACCTTCAGTTTAGTGCTCAATTTAAAAATGTTGATAACGCCCAGCAAGAAGTAGTTATTTGGTTTAAGGTCAATGGTAGTGACCTTGCCAATTCAGCAACGATAGTTACTGTCCCGGCAAGAAAATCAGCAAGCATCTTCGGCTACGCGGTTGCCGCATGGAACATATTTTTAGATTTAAATTCTTCTGATTATGTTGAAATCTTTTGGTTGCCATCATCAACTCAACTAACTCTTGAGCATCTGCCGGCATCAGTAACTCCTGCTTATCCAGCGATTCCATCAATTATCGTTAGCGTTCAACAGGTATCTTAAATGCCAGCCAAATCAAAAGCTCAATACAGGCTCATGAAGGCCGCTGAGTACAACCCAAAGTTTGCCAAAAAGGTTGGGATCAAGCCATCTGTAGCCGCAGAGTTTACAGAGTCAAATGTTGGCAAGAAGTCTTACTCAAAATTACCTAGTGAGATGAAAAAAGGTGGGGATGTAAACCTTTCTGTTGGCCGCGGTGAGAAGTTATCTGTATCTCAGGGCGCAGGATTGACCGCAAAAGGTAGAGCCAAGTACAACCGGGAAACCGGAAGCAACCTCAAAGCGCCACAACCTCAAGGCGGAGGTCGAAGAAATTCATTTTGTGCCCGTATGGGTGCAATTGCAGAAAAAAGCGAGCGGGGAAGTCGTTCCCGCGCATCTATGAAGCGTTGGAACTGTCCGGGGTGGTAAATGGCCTATTCAGGAACCGTAGGAACCACGGTCATCAATGTTCAAACGATGATCGACCATGGAGCACGGAGATGTGGAAAGCTCGCTGAAGAGCTAACTTCAGAGCAAGTTGTGTCTGCTCGAGAGTCTCTATTTTTTGCCTTGTCTGCTCTTGCAAATAAGGGCATCAACTATTGGGCAATCAGCAAAAAAGTATTTGGCTTAAAGGCTAATCAGTACATTTATTCTTTACCCTTGGGTTCGGTAGATGCCTTGAATGTGCTTTACCGCACGATGAACCGCCCTGTTGGGAACTATGCTACTAGCGCAGGAGGTACCGTTGGCTTCGTCGCAGACTCCGATATTGACACTTATTGTCAGCAAACCACGGCCAACGGAAACATCTCAGTCTCCTTTGGAACCGATAACCCAATTTATGCTGGCTCCATTGGTTTTCTGCCTTACATTGCAGGCGGTGGTAGTTCTGTTTGGTCTATCATTTTTGAGTATTCGGTTAACGGAAGTACCTGGAACACGCTTGAGGACTTGGGGCAAGTAGCGGTCACCGACAATGAGTGGATATGGACTGATGTCGATCCCGGACAGAATGTGGAGTACTACCGTATCAGAGCCTATAGCGGCACGATCCTAGCCCTTCGGGAGTGGTATGTAGGAAATAATGCCCGCCTGATCCAAATGGCTCGACTGAACCGGGATGACTATACAAACCTCCCAAATCAAAACTTTACGGCCAATCAGCCCTACCAATATTGGTTTGACCGCACGATTCCTCAGCCGACCATGTACTTGTGGCCGGTGCCCTCTGACCCCTTTATTCAGATGACGGTGTGGTACTCCCGGCAGATCATGGATGTGGGCGCTCTTACTAATGAGCTCGAAGTACCCCAAAGGTGGTATGAGGCCACAGTCTTTATGCTTGCCCACCGGATGGCTTTGGAGTTGCCAAATGTGGCTCCAGACCGAATCGGGTACCTAGAAAAGATGGCCGATCAGTACATTTATGAGGCTGAGCAAGAAGAGCGGGATAAG